CTGAATCATCGGAGGGACAAGCTGCAACCGAAACTTCCGATGATTCCCCGCCACCAGAAACCCCTCCTCAAAATGAAGAAACGCCCGAACAGGAGGAAGAACGAATGAAAGCAACTATTCCTAAACCCGATGCCGATGCCGTAAGAGAAGCATCAGCAACTGATATAGTATCCAAACCCCCAAAAAAAAAGAAAGAGGCTAAACCAGAACCTAAACCAAAGGCTAAGGCTAAGACAACGGCAACAAAGAAACCCAAGAAACAGAAGGTAGAGATTCCTGCTCCTAAGAGCGATGCGGTTCAAGCAAACCAGGATGCGATTGCGGGTTTTGCAAGAGGTCGAAAGCCAAAATCAAAAACTGAATCAACAGGAGAACTCTATGATCCCGAAATAGTTCCAGGCCACTTTGTTATGTTGTATAGAGATGGCTTTGGAGTAAATGTACTTGGCCCTAAAGATTTTGACAGGGGAGGTACTAAAGAAATGGATAAGGCAGTAAATAGAGCCATGAAAGAAAATAAAACCTACCAACAGGCTTTAGCGGATTTACTACCCAAAGAAAGAGAAGACCCGCAAGACGGTTTGGACACACATGGTATGAGTGCTCAAGAAGCAGGATATCATTTTGCTCAACCTGATGATATGATTGACATAGCGGCAGAGGGCAATGTAAAAACAAGAGGTAAAGCATTTGAAAGGAGAACGGCAACAGAGCCGGATTTGCCAAACATCACTCCTATGACTGATTCAGGTTTGATAACAGAATTGTTGGATTTGGCCGAAGAGGGTGATGAAGCCGCAAGAATACATCTTTACAATAGCATGGGCGATTTAGAGGATCACTTTCCTTCTGCCGCAGAAAGGTATGATGACATATTTGGAAAGCAATTTGTTCTCAAAGATCCGTTTGCAAACCCATTCCACAATCCCAACTATCTTGAAACCGTAAAGGTAAGGCGTAATGTAAGTGAGCCTATGTCACCAATCATCAAAAGCCAGCCACCACAAGAAGAAAGCAAGCCGGATCTTGGTTTTGATGTAGTTGAAGGGGATGACTTGTCATTACTACCTGCTTCTTTGTTCGCAAAGAATGCTCCAGGTGGTGACGACATGAGTTTGTTACCATCGGGGTGGAAGAGTGAGTAATGACGCAATGCTCGAATTAACGAGCAAAGTTGATTGGGAAATGGGAAGGAGAGATTTCCGTTTCTTCTTTGAGGACATATGTCAGTTTCAATTAGCACATTTTCATAAAGAATGGTATGAGAATGCACAGAAACACAACAAAGTATGCGTCATAGCAAGCAGAGATCACGGCAAATCCGTGTTCTTTAGAGTATATCTTCTATGGAAGATGGCATATAATCCTGGTACGGAAGTTTTGTTCTTTAGCCATAGTCAGCACCAATCCATAGACCATATGGCAAAGATGGATGAATTGATTGTGACGACTCCTGCACTTGCACATCTTAAGCCAAAGAGAGGTTGGGCAAAGCAATTATTCAAGATGACAAATAAATCATCAATACGAGCTATGTCCATAGGGAAGGCGGTTCGTGGTGCTCACCCCGATATAGTAGTTCTGGATGACATACTGTCAAGTGAAGCAGATACTCAATTGAAATCCATATCCACATGGTTCTATACTGCACTCTTACCCGTTCTTCACCATACTGCTCAAATGTGTGTCGTTGGAACACCGTTTTCATATACTGATTTATATTCTGAATTGAAAGGATTAGACGGTTATTGCGTAAGAGAATATCCTGCTATCAACGAAGCAACAGGCGAACCTCTTTGGCCTGAGAGATGGAATATTGAGGCATTGAATACAAGAAGGGGTGAAATGACATCAATTGCATTTACTCGTGAGTATCTATGTAAGCCAATAGCAAGCGAAGCAAGTTTATTTCCAGAAGAGATGCTTGAAGGTTCAAAAGATGATTCTCTTTCTCTGTCTTATTATCCTGATCCTAATGAGGAATTGAATTATTACATTGGTTGGGACCCTGCAATAAGTGCAAACAGAAGTGCGGATTATACTTGCATGATGGTAATTGGCATGAATGAGAATAGGCACAAAAGGATAGTTCATGTACATCATGAAAAAAACATGGACTTCAATCAACAGATTGACAAAATAATAGAATTGAATGCTAGGTTTAATCCTGTTATAATTGAATTAGAAACTAACAATTTCGCTATGGCTTTCAATCAAGTGCTTAAAGAAATAGGTGATTTACCCATCAAACCATTCAACATGAGTCGGATGAAAAAAGAGGCATTGATCCATACATTGCAATTGCACTTTGAAAGAAAACATCTAGCCGTGCCTTACAAGGATGAAGGTGCAACAAAAAGACATATGAATACCTTGTTGAATGAATTATCCCTATTTACAATGCTTGATAATGGCAGGATGGAAAGCCTCGGAGCACATGACGACATGGTGATTGCCCTTGCACTTTCGGTACAAGCGACTAAGGAATATCGGGAAAACATAATTATCCTAGACGGTGAGATGTGGCGTAACAGGTTGGGGTGGGCGGATGCGTAAATACCTCGAACCCGTGCATGGGGTAAATGATTTGACAGATTCTGTGGAGAAGATTGCACCTGCCGTTTTCCGTGCAGCCGGAGCAATCGCAACATCTCCTGCGGGCAAAAAAGCAATTGGAGCTGCGGCATCAATGGGCGTTGATGCTATCAAGAATAAATTACAAGCCAAACAGAAAGAAGTAGCAGAGGCTGAAACAGAATTAGCAGAAGCAGAGAAGAAAAATGCAGAACAAGAACAAGCGGTAAATGACCAACCCTCAACTCAAGAAGGACAGGGTACTGAGATTACAGGAATGAAAAATAACAATAGCACTCCTCCTACTGATCAACCTGGAACTCAACTTGACTCAGAAGCACCTCCTCCTGTTCCTCTTGTTAAAATGAAGAGTTGGTTTCCAGAAAACTTTGGGATGACAGGAAGGGAAGTAACAGAGATATTGGTCAAGGCTAGAGAAAACAAGGTTCTTGATGCAATACAACCATTGCTTAAGTTAGAAAAGCAATCAATTCTTGCTCAATTTACGGGTGTCAATCCTAATTTGTATGACTCTTTACCTCTGACGGATCTTGATTTTGACTCTTTGAATAACAACAAGAATCGTTTGGATTTGCCATTTAGAAGATTTGTGAAGACATGGGTTAGTGATCCTACTGAGGATGGCAGAAAGGATGCAGAAAGGATTTGGAGGATGACCATTGACAAGTCTGAGCGAATGTCGCACCGTGAAAGAGCAATTTTGAAGAATTGCAGACAGGTCTTATTGGATAGAGGGGCATTGAACGCTCAGACATTGAAGACATATGGAGTACAAGCAAGCCCTGCTGAAATATCTTCTTTAATCAAATCTCATGGTTTCTTGTTTGATATAATTGCAATAGGTCAATTGAGCAAATCTCAAGGAAGGGGATTGTTTTACGACATTAGAAGGGGAGATATAGTTCTCAAAGACGCAGACAGATTCTTGGCAGGTTTGATTGAAAACGGTGGCAGATTCAAGTTTGACTCAAGATTATACCCAAGATTGGAAATTAGTTTCAAAGCACCAACTGCACCCTGGTATGCAGATGCTTTACAGAAAATGGGCTTACCTGGTGTGGAAGCAAGAGGTATCGGATTGGTTATGCAAGGCGAAGATACTGTAATGAAAGCACTTGAGTTAGCAGAACCTCATTTCAACGGTAAATCAAAAGATACATTCCCCTCGGCATTGACTATGTTGAAGGCTATGAGAGGCGATAAACCTACACTCATGGTAATGGCATATGAATCGTTAGATATGTCTGAAAGGTCAAAATTGCTAAGGAAACACAAAATAAGTGTGGATGACTTCGACAAGATGAAAGAGGAGGTGATGACACTTGGTTGATAGCAAAAAAATGGAAAGAATGTTTGCAGCTATTGGCATGGATATGGAGAGGCATAATACTCCTATTCCATCCATGCCCCTATTTACCGATGGTGTCCAAGAACCGCCTTTATTGCAAGGAATTACCATACCTGCATTATACGCTGCGGCATATGAGTGCATGGTTCTAAGATCCATCCTCAATCATTTATGCGTTGAAACATTCAGAAAGGGATGGGAATGGAAATCCAAGTTTGTATGCAAATGCAGAGAGTGTGAAAGTGAGTATCACCAAGAAGTTGATGCTTGCAAGGAATGCGGAGGAGAGGTACGCAAAGCCGACAAATCGCAGATCGAGTATGCCGATGCGGTTCTAAAGGGTGGCAACAGGATGACACAAAACTTCATTGAAGTTCTTAGAGAGATAGAAATGGATCTCAATATTGTTGATGATGCATATCTTGTTCTGACAAAGGAGTATTTCATTGACCCCGCTACTAAGCAACCTATGTTCTTCAGAATAAGAGAAGTATCCAGGGCAGACCCCATATTCATGAGGATATTGTCTGACAAGAGAGGGATAAGAGGAGGATCACAATATACGAGTTTGATTGACCGTTCATTCAGAACAAGCGACCCCGATGCAGTATGTCCTGTGTCTGGTATGCCTGTTGTTCCTATTCATTACATCAACTTAGCAGGTGTTGGGAATGGCCAGGTATATACTGAGGGAGAAGTCATACACATCAGCAAATGGTCGCCATCCAAACTGTATGGTCGTAGTCCTGTTGCTACTATGTGGAGGCAGGTAAATACGCTCATTGCTATGGATAACTATGTTTATTCTGCATATCAGAAGAGGAGAATGCCTCGTGGTGTCATGGTGATTAAATCTTCTAACATGGAAACAGTTGAGAGAACTGCTCGTAATATTCAAGAACACCTTGAGCGTGATCCAAATTATGTTCCAACAATTGGTGTTGAAACTGAATCGGGAAGGGGCGGTCTTGAGTATGTTCGTATGATGGATACTTTGGAGGAACTGCAATACATACCCATCAAAGATGACATCAGACAACGCATATCTGCATACTATGGTGTATCAAATGTATTCATGAATGATGTATCTGGTGGTGGGCTAAACAACGAAGGTATGCAGATTGTTGTTACGAACAGGGCTTTGGCATACGCTCAATCAATATACAACAGGCAACTATTCCCATTATTGCTAGAAGCATTTGGCGTGGATGAATGGACAATCACACTCAACCCACACGAAGAAGAAGATGAAATCATGCGATTCCGCAGGGATGAGATGGCTATCCGCAACATGATGCAGATGAAGCAAGCAGGATACAAAGCACAATTACGAGATCAAATTGACGATAAGTTCCTTGAGTTTGACTATCAAGAACCTGATCCACAGGAAGTTGCCGCAGAGCAACAGGCGGCCGCAGAGCAAGCAGGAGGAGGGCAACCTCCGCCTCCTCCTCCGCAGTAAATCAGATAAACGATTGAACATTCATTGTCCTTCATGGCAGACGCTTTCGAAGTAGGTTGGTCAATAGCAAAGAGTGAAGAAAAGGGAGATAACGCACCCACTAACCCTGGTCTATGGTCAAAAATGAAATCAAGAGCCAAGTCCAAGTTTGATGTATATCCTTCTGCATATGCAAACGCATGGGCGGCTAAGGAATACAAGAAAGCAGGTGGCGGTTGGAAAAAGAAGGGGAAGAAATGAATGCCGAGGCACTTTCTTTCTCTGAACTCCTCAAAGAGGAAAAAGACCTCAGAGATTGGTTCAAAGAAAAATGGGTTGATGTTTCACGCAAAGACAAGGATGGCAAACACCCGCCATGCGGTAGGGATGATGCTGACAAATCGAAAAGAGGCTATCCGAAATGCCGCCCATCAAAGAAGGTTAGCGATAAAACGCCAAAAACGTCAGGATCAATGAGTGCTAAGGAAAAGAAGGCCGCTACAAAAAGAAAGAGAAGCAAACCACAAGGAGTAGGAGGGAAGCCAACAATGGTAAAATCATGCGATTGTCCTACTTGCAATGTTCTTGTAAAGGCCATGCTAATCAAAGGCAAGAAGAAAGACAAGCCGTTTCATGGTTATAATCCAAACAAACATAGTCGTAAAGGCGGTTTGAATGCAAAGGGTCGTGCCAAGTTCAAGCGTGAGGAAGGTGCAAACCTCAAACCTCCTGTTACTACAAAACCATCTAAACTGAAACCTGGAAGTAAGAAAGCGAAAAGACGCAAGTCCTTCTGTGCCCGTATGGGTGGAGTGAAAGGACCAACAAGTAAAGGTGGCAAATTAACTCCAAAGGGTGCAGCTCTGAAAAGGTGGAACTGCTGATGACAAGTTTTGACAAAGCATGGAGTCTTGTTAAAGAAGATAGTATGAGCAACGCTAAGGCGGCAATTATTCAATGCTTGAAAAAAGAGGGCGGTGCGGCAGGTTTAGACAAATGTTGCAAAGCATCTGGTTTGTCTATGGATAAGTGTAAAGCATTGATTAATACCATGTCTAACATCAAAATCCACGACAATGGTGATGTAATTTTAATGGATGGGTTATGATGGATTCATTCAACAAAGCCTGGGATCTTGTTAAGGCAGATAATTTCAAGAAAATGAAAGGTGTTGATTTTACCCTACCTAGAGGCGAGATGAAAGTTTTGCAAGCGGAAGACAAGGATTACAAGAGAGGAGTCCTTGTTGAGTTGTTGAAAGACGGGGGTTATGAAGTTGCATATTGGTATGATAAGTTTGAGGTCTTTCCTGTTGAAGTAATAGTTGATGGTAAATCAATAACAAAAGATGGCCGCAAAGTAATACTCAAGTTCCACCCTAAGTTAGAAGAGGCAAGAGGCAAATCAAAGAAACAAATCAAAGATGCTCAAGAAAAGTTAGAATCAGATAGGAAGAAGTAATCATGACAGTATTTGAGAAAGCGTGGAAAATTGCCAAAGAGGATGGCAAGGATTACGGTCAAAGGCCAATAAAGGAATCAGAGGCTATGACAAGAAATACAGAGTTACCTTCATTGAAGACTTTAGGTAGAAGTCAAAGAAAGATTAGCACAAAGAGATCAGGTGGCAAATCCCCTGTGAATATCAAAAGAGTTGATGGTGCTCATGCATCATCTTCAACACGAGGAAACTCAACAGATTTCAAAGAAACACAAGCGGAATCCAATGTAAATGCAAAACTCAGAAACGCAGGTGCGAAGGGACAACGATAGGATAACAATCATTAACGATGGTAAGATTAGAAGTTGGTGAGCGAGATGAGCGAAGGCGAATTATTTGGACTGAAAAAGATGGACCCAATGGCTCGCAGAGCATTGGCTTCAATGGAAGCAATGTTAAAGGCAATAGATCACAATAACAGGGAAGATATTGAAAAACACCTCAATAATGCAACAAATGCTCTTAGTAGTTTGAAAGAGGATTTGAGTCTTCATGACAGTCTTGTAAAGGCTCTTTCCAATAATAATGAAAGGTACGATCCAACTCAAATAGGGGTTATCAGAAAGTTCGACAACACCGATGGCGACTTAAGTCCGAATGACGGTGCTATTGCTCTCGGTGTAGTCCGTGCGGGAAGAACCGATAAAGTGTTCAGGCCACACGAGGTATATTGAGGGAAATCG